TATGTGTAAGCTGTCAACGAACAGAAATTATCTTTTGTGGCAAGTGCTCTCGATCAGCTAAAGAAAGCCGCCAATTTGCAGCCAGTCAAAAAAGTTGTTCCTTTATCTGATGGCTCAGAGTTTGTGTTTTGGCGTTCCCCATTAACAATGGCAGAGCGTGAACGTGCTCAAAAAGGAACTAATGACGACACGAACGCATTTGCGTTGCAGCTTTTAATTCTTAAGGCGCAGGATGAGGAAGGCAAACGGCTTTTTCAATTAGGTCAAGCCGCAGAGCTTAAAAACGATGTTCGGGATGCTGATCTGCAATCTTTGATGCTTGCCGTGATTGAAGAGGACAGCACGGAGGCGGCTGACCCAAAAGGTTAAAGGCTGAACTAAAAAAAGATAATTTGTTGCGGCTTCAGCTAGGCGTTGCGAAGGAGCTTGGCTACACCTTGATCAAGCTCAAGCACGAGGTGACGATAGAAGAGCTTTTGATTTGGTCGGCTTATTTTGATCTGTTAAACGAAGAGCAACAGGCTGCGATGAAGAAAGCGAAGCGTGGGCGCTAAACTCAAGGCAATGGGTAAGTAGACATGGCCGTTGTCTCTCGCGTAGAAATTGCTCTTGACTCAACCAAGGCCGCTGCAAACGCGAAGAGCTTTGCAAAGTCGATGGATGGCGTCGCCGGCGCCACACGTGATGCAAATGGCCGCTTAAGAGACGTAAACGGAAAATTCATAGGTGCTGGCAAGGCTGCGGCTGCTGCTGGAGCTGGGGCAAGAGCTGCAGTGCCTGGGGTCGCTGCATTAGGCACTGCGTTTAAAGCGGCTTTGGGGCCTATTGCAGTTTTTACGACTGCTGCTGGCGCGTTAGCTTCTGCCTTTTCAATTTTATCTAAGCAAGATTTTGCAGAGGCAAAAGTTCGTTCACTTGGGGTAGACAGTGAAGAATTGACGAAACGTTTGTCTGATGTCAGTCGTGAACTTGCCGGTCAAGCGGACGTTGTAGAGCTGACAGGCGCAGCCTATGACGTTGCGTCAGCAGGCTTTACCAATGCAGCAGATGCCGCAAACATATTAAAAGCGGCAAGCCTAGGCGCAACTGGTGGCTTCTCTGACATCAATACGGTTGGCGACGCTGCAACTTCTGTCTTAAATGCTTATGGCTTAGAGGCTGACAAGGCTGGCAAGTTAGTTGACGGCTTTATTCAGACTCAAAATGACGGCAAAATTGTCATTGGTGAGTATGCAGCAAACATTGCAAAGGTTGCCCCTGTTGCGGCTGCTTTAGGCGTACCTCTTGAGGAAGTCAACGCTGCTGTCGCTCAAATTACAGCAGGAGGCCAAGGAGCAGAAGTTACATTCACAGCCTTGAAAACTGCCTTTGCTCAGATTGCTGCAGGAAAAGTTGGCAAAGAATTTGAAGGGCTAGGCATTGAAATCAATGCTTCAACGTTAAAAGCTGATGGGTTAGCTGGCACACTTGACAAGATTAAAAAGTCAGGGGCTGATGCTGGCACAGTCATCAAAGCCTTTGGCACAGAAGCAGGCCCGTCAATTTTGGCGTTGCTTAACAACACGGAAAAATACAATCAACTATTAGAGAACCAGAAACAATCTCAAGGCGCTGCGGCTAAGGCAGCTTTTGAAGCCTCAGACACAATTAATGGTGCTCTCAAACGATTGCAAACAGCATTTACAAATATCTTTGCTGATCAATCAGAGCTAGGTATTTTGTTAAAAGGTACGTTCCAAGTTGCTGCGGTTACGGTCGAAGTCTTTGGCGCTGCGTTAAAGATATTGTTAGCCCCAATTCGTGGTGTGGTCTCAGGGGTGCAAGCGTTTTTCCAAGCACTTTCCCCCTTTAAAGAAAACATCAACCTTGCTTATGAATTAGAGAAAGGATTCCAAGCAGTCATGAAAGGCGTCAGCGTTGCTGCTGATGTAATCACTGGACTTTATTTTAAAATCAGCCAAGGGGCTGCGACTGTTATTGGGAATGTGCTGACTTTAGCCAACAATATTCGTCAAGCTGTAGTTGGCGTTTTCTCTGGGTTAGCCAGCACTATTAAGCAAGTCATGGCGGGCTTGTTTGAGCAACTTCCTGCCCCAATTAAATTTATTATTGAACAAGCAAGCAAGGGGTATCAAGCGGTCGGCAGCTTTTTAGGTCAAGCAGCTTCAGGGGTTGTAAGCCAAGTATCAGGAACAGTGCAAGAGTTAGCAGCAGTTGGTGGCGCTCTTAATAAATCTAGCCCTGTAACTCCTGCAGCAAGTCAAATTCAGCAAACAAATGGGCCTTTGTCTAACCAAGGCGGCGAAGCTGAAAATTTATTAAATAAGCAACTTGAAGCTGGAACAGAACTGAGCAAGCAATTCCAGCGGCAAATTGAGTTAAAAGAAGCCAGCACTGATTTACTGCGTCAAGAGTTGCAAATTGAATTTGAACGGCAAGACGCTCTGGCAAAGATTGCAGAAACGGCAGAGCTAGGCCAGCAAGCTGATCTCAACGCATTAGCAAATAAAATTGCGTTGCTTGACACTGAAAAAGCCAGGACAGAAAATGCAGAGAAGTTGGCAAAGATTCAAGCAAAAGCAGATAAAGATGCTGCAGATGCTGCGCAACGTCGGCTTGAGGCTGACCCTGGTTATCAGATGCAGCAGCAGCTTGAGAAGCTTTTAGATACGCAAAACCAGGCTGCGTTTGCTGCTCAATCAATGGGTAATGCGTTTGCCAATGCTTTTGGGGCTGTTGTTACTGGTGCTAAGTCTGGACAGGAAGCATTAGCAGGGATGTTGAAATCTATTGCTTCTGACTTCTTAGCAATGGCGAAAAAGATTATTGCTCAGCAGTTAACAATGATTTTGTACGGCACGATCATGAAGGCGCTGGGTATTGGTGGTGGCTTTAATAGTGCTGCTGCTAGCCCTGGAGGTTCTGCTGGTGTTGCAGGAATTGGCGGTGGTGGCCTTGGTGACGTATTTGGCAATACCAGTTCGTTTGGGACTTTTGCAGAAGGTGGCTATGTCAACAAGCCAACCAACGCATTAATTGGGGAAGGTGGCGAGCCTGAGTACGTCATCCCTGAATCCAAGATGCGCGAAAGCATGTCGCGTTATTCGCGCGGTTCACGCGGCGGTGGTGTTATTCCTTCTGATGGTGGATCGTCTGCATCAGGCGATGGTGGTACTGCAGTTGCCGCAGTAATCGACGTTCGCTACACCGTGGAACGTATCAACAGCGTTGATTATGTAACCGCTGATCAGTTCCAATCTGGGATGCAAAGTGCAGCGGCACAAGGCGCACAACGCGGTGAACAGAACACGCTAAAACGAATACAGATGAGCGGTGGTACTCGTAAGAGGTTGGGTCTATGACAAGTTTTGCCTTTGGCCATGCTCTACGAATAAAGCCTGAGCAAACAGAGCTTTATCGTTTTCAGAACTTTTTTATCGGCAAAGAGATTACGCATTCTGGTTCTGGCTATCAGTTTGTGCCATTTGGCTTTTCGGGCGTAACAGTCAATCGCACAGGCGACGGCTTAGAAGCAACGCTTGTTTTTCCGAATAACGACTTGTCTCGTGCCTGGGGCGTTAGTGCAATCGAAGGCAGTTGGCTGATGGAAGTTGACGTGTTGATCATTGAAGACCCAGACCCTGATACAGGCTTGGCAACAACAAACACAATCGTTCATACCTACACCGGCCAAGTGACAGGCGGGCAATGGGACAACACTTCGTTAAACCTAGAGCTGAGTTCAGTGCTTGATGCTGTTGGAACGGACGTGCCAAGGCGCACGTTGACGCAACGAATTGTGGGCAACTTGCCAGTAAGCAACAATGTCCGGCTGCGTTGATCTCATCGGGATGCCGTATCGGTTAGGCGCTGACGGCAGTGATGGTCATATTGATTGCATCCACTTGTGTTACAAGGTTTGGAACGAGCTTGGCATCAAAGCCCCACCGTTTAAGCAATCTTGGTAGGAAGCAAGCAAGTGGGAAGTATCGCGTGATTTATTGAACTGGGGTTTTCGGGTCAAGAAGCCTGAGTATGATGGGGATATTCTGCTGTTACCGCAGCAATCCTGGGCATTCGCAGTCACATGG